GGAAGAGGTCCAAATCAAGCTGTGGGTCACTTGTGTGCCCACCCTTGTATTCCCTGTCTATTGAGAAGACAGGCTCTGGAGGTGTTTTACCCTCCAGTAGTGCCTTGTAATAAAGGCCCTTCGCAATCTGAAAGAATACAGTTTGCGGGTCGCTGATGCTTGAAACTCTCAGCGACGAGACCATCGACCTCGTCGATGGATCGGATGTATCAATGATAGCATCCTGAGGAAGTAATTTCCTCATGCCCTCCATTTTTGGAAGGTATAGGTGGTGTTTATTCACCACCTTGTCAAGTCTGTCACTTCTGACAAACTTGTGGCTGAACCTATCATTCAGCAGAGCTCTAAGTCTGTACTTAGTCTCACGAGGATCTTTGGATTTATCCTCGATGACGCGTTCCATGAACCTTGTGGTATGTGGGAATGCGCCATCACCTCCAATTTCAATTGGGGTGTACGGACACTGTGTGTCCGGTTCCTGCGGCACTAATATGTGCTGCAGTAGACTGGCCTTGGTAAAATGGTCAGCCGCTGGTGGGTTACTTGAGTGTACCCACTTACTCTCCTTTCCAAGGAGAGCAAACCTACCAATATTTGTCATTGAGTAGGCATCTGTCTCAATAATTTGAGGCAGGAGGAGTCTAATCCTCGGGTAGTCTAGATAATCTAGACTCCTTCCCCTCCTCATTCTTACATGGGGGGTATCGTACACTTTTTGTGGAACAAGTGTACCCTCCTCGCAGTAAAATGCGAGGTTCTGGCTGATGAAGGTATCATCATCCGAGACCTTGAAAATCTTTCCAAGGGTTGTGAGGTGCTGTTCCAGCACCTCTGGACGATTATCCAAGGATATCTCGTCGTCGCCTACAAGTGTGTAGACGGCAATCCCACTTTTTTCACAACAGTATTGGTGGGATAAGGTGAGGATGACCTTGGTCATCATGTCACCCATGAACCAACCTCGTTGGCTCACGACCAATTTATAATATTGGCCGCTGCGATCTGGTAGAAAGCAGAACCTCTTGCTACAATAAAGTGTTTTAGCAAGAAGTGAGAGAGCCAGGGGAAATCCTGGCCCTTCGGAGGCCTGTATCATGGCCTGCCACAACTGACGTGCGACGGAGTGTTCTCCCCAGTCAGTTGCTTCCGACAAATCTGTCGAAAGTGCATAGATACTTGTATCCATGAGATCTTCCCACTGTTTATTTTGTGGGTTGAGTACATCTGTGAGGAATCTCCACAGATGCCGGTCCGCCTTTAAGCCGGACCGAACCTGCCTTGCTTGCAAGCAAGGCTGGAAGATGTGTGCAAAAACACCCATCACTACCTGGTACGCATATGGTGCCACGGTAATTGTCCGAGCCTTAGAGGGCTCGGATACTGCGTGAACTCTCACGCAGCGACTGTACGTGGGTCTATTTAATAAGACCCATATCGCCCAGTTAAGGAGGTCCTTTGCAGAGCGGACCGCCCTCGGTTCACGGTATTCCGTGAACTCTATCGTGCGGAGATTGTACTCCCCACGAACACTCTTGAGTTTAGCAAGAGTGGAGAGGTAGGCAGTTTTGCCTCCCTTTGCCCTGGTACTTTCCAGGCAAGCCGTAGGTCCGCATGAGACCTTGGCATTCGACCCACGTGAATTAATCATGGGTCGTACGATCTTCTCAACTATGAGAGGATCGAGACGTCTCTCGATTCCCGGATCAGAGACGGTCGCCTCAAATTTATCATATGAGGCGCGGATCATGACCTCATCGGCCATGCCCGTCGCTCTGGTTTGACACCAGAGCAGTACCCACCTGCCTATTGAGGCGGGTCCATCGAACGTAGTTCGATTCATCGCGCTTCTTGCAGCGCGAAGGTACGGGATCATGTATCCCGGGCACTCCACATGCTCTAAGTCATTGTGGAGAGCGAATGATTTCCTCATTCGCTTTTTCAATCGTTTTAAATCCGATTGAAATTGCGCATAATGATGTGCGCAATTCTCAAGAACCCAGTTCGTGAGGACATCACACTCCACTTCCAGGAGTGTGGTGTGCCTCTCCTCAGAGATAAGGAGGGGCAGACACACAGCGTCTGCTGTGTGGAACCATGATCTAACATGGTGTAGACGGCGCTGGTCCAAG